GCTTGTTGCCCCATCAGGCGGCGTAACAACCGGCCAAACTTTACAAATCGGTTCGGTTGCGGTGGTTGTGCATGAATCAGCAGCTGAGGGCGATGAATTTGTTGGTTACACATGCGGCGTATTTAATGTGCCCACAGCAGCATCGCCAACCCAAGGCGCGACTGCTTACATGACAACTGCGACGGGTGCAATTACCACTTCATCAAGCAACGGCATTAAAATTGGCGCTTTCGTAACTGCTAAAGTTAATGGCAATGCGGAAGTCTGGTTTACTGGCCAAGTCGTATAATGCCAAAAATTAGCGCTGTACGAGATAGGCTAAAAAGGCTAACGCTTGCAACTTTTAGCCAGCCTGTTTTTATAAGAGGTATTGAGTACAGCGCTATCTTTAGGGATGAAGAATATACTGACGAGGTTGGGACTAGAAGGATCTTGACCTTATCAGTTGACTCAGAAGTAGCAAACTCAATTGAGAAAGACGATCCAGTATTCTTTGAAGGTGCGTCCTATAAAATCGACCACATACCCACAACAACCGATCCGCTCGTTGAAATGGATTTAAAAAATGCATAAAGCTCAATTAATACTTAACGCAGCTTTTACCAGGTTAGAAACATTGGTCACCAATAAGACCATAAAACAAACTATTAGAAACAGAGCCATTACACCAACGCTTTACCCTTGTATTAGCATGAGTATGGGCCCAGACACGATACTGAAAGAAAGTCATAATTTCATTGATTCTGCATTAGAAATTTACACAGATATTTACATCTCTAGCGCAGACTCAGATCTAGATAAGCAAACACTAGAAGTTAGAGCCGAAATACATAAGGTCTTACTAGAGGTACTAAATCTAGACCTTCCATATGTTATGAAGGTAACGCCTTTAGGCCAGTTTGAACCTGAATATGACGGGGAGAGCGAAAGCTATACAAGCGCTACCCGGTTAGCTTGGTCAATCCAATACAGAAGCAGTTACAAAGACCCAACAATTTAAAACATTAACGATTGGAATACTTATGAAAAAGAAAATTCAAACAAGAAAAGGTGGCACTAAAATAGTTCAGCCTGTCATTGTAAAACCTGTCAAAAAGGAGGCTTAAATCATGCTAACCACACGCGAAGCTATACTGTTAAAAGTAGAATCAACGTACAAAACTGATGCCACTCCTAGCGCTACAAATGATGCAATTTTAGTATCGGCTGTTAACAATGCAAACGAGTCATTGCGGATGGTCGACCGACCTTTGATCAAAGCAAATATTTCAACTGAAAAAAAGATTTTCGCGGGAACTCTCAAAAAATTAACGTTTACCGCAGAAATAAAAGGATCAGGCTCTTTAGGTGTTGCGCCTGAAATTGGCCAAGCCCTTCGATGTTGTGGACTAGACGAAACTATTGTTGCTAGCACGTCAGTCGCTTATCAACCTGTTACAGACGGCCACGAATCTTGCACGATTTATTATTACCAAGACGGACGATTAAATAAACTTTTGGGCGCACGCGGAACGGTTACATTATCAGCTGAAGCTGGTGGGTTGGGCGCTGCTTCTTTTGAGTTTACTGGGCATGATGGTGGTCTTGTAGATGCCACTTTCCCAACGATTACTTATGACAGCACAGTGCCAGCGCCAGTTATTAACGCCAGCTTTAGTATTGATAGTTATTCGTCAGTGATTAACTCTTTAACGATTGATGCAGGCAACACAATTGCCGCAGTCAGTGACATGAACGATACTTTTGGATTTGGTGAAGTACGGGTAACAATGCGTGATCCAAATGGTTCCATTGATCCTGAAGCGGTACTAGTTGCCACTAAAGATTTTGATGCTGCATGGAAAGCAGGAACAGAGATGGCCCTAACAACCGGCATAATAGGTAGCACATCAGGTAACCGTTGGAAGTTGGATGCAAATGTAGCCCTTCGTGATATTTCCCAAGGTGACAGAGAAAGCATCAGAACAGAAGATCTGACGTTCGGTTGCCACGAGGTTTCCGGCGATGATGAATGGAATATTATTTTTAATTAAAGGTACGATATGAAAGCGTTAATAGTTGAAGAATTTACACCTAAAGACCAATCAAAAAAGACTGATCCCATCTCATACAAAATCAAACCGCTTAATTCACTTCAATTAACCGAAGTCATGCAAGACGGAGCGAAGGTGCTTGATAATGGTATAGGGCTTAGTTTTAAGGGCTTGCTAATGTGTTTGAAACACGGCTTAGAAGACAGTTCGATAATTGACAACATGTATTCTTCGCATCATTCCGAAGTCGGGATGGCTATTTTTAAAAAGTCGCTATTGACCGAGGATGAAAGAAAAAACTAATCATCGCAGTAGAAGTCAATGTGAACGCCAAGCGTTTTAATTGTAAAAAATGCGAGTGGGGACGGCACTGCGACGAAAAAAACCCGGCTCCATTTGAAAAGTGGGAAATTCCAGAAATAAACCTTAAATCAAAAACATGCTTGCTGCCTATGATCACAAGCGAATCACAGAGCATGTTAAGTCTGTTTCGTTTTTATCAAAACAATCAACTGGCACTTTCTGGTGGCGTATTAGAGCAACCTGCAAAATATCTTGAAGCAATGAAAATAATCGAAAGGCAAATTAATAGTGAGTAACAAATACGAATTTGAGCTGATTGGAAAAGATAAAACAGGGGCTGCTTTTAAATCTGCCAACTCGAACGTAAATAAATTTGAGAAGCAAGTTAAAAGGGCTGGGGTAGCCCTTATTGCTGCTTTTAGTGTGGGCACTATTGTTAGGTACGCTGACTCTTATGTTTTGCTTCAAAACCAAATCAAGACAGTCACAGACTCGCAAGAAGAATTATTTGAAACTACTAATAAACTGGCAAGATTGTCACAAGAAACCCGCTCACAATTAGCGTCTACAACTCAACTTTACACCAAGTTATCACGGGCTACTGAAGAATTAAATGTATCTGAATCGGAGCTTTTTACAATAACTGAAGTTATTAATAAAGCTTTTCAAATTCAAGGTGCGACAACAGCAGAGGCAGCAGGCGCAACGCTGCAGCTATCACAAGCCTTAGCATCTGGCGTGCTGAGAGGACAAGAATTCAACTCAGTATCTGAACAAGGTACGGAAATTTTAAGAGCCATTGGACGAGAGCTTGGTAAAAACGTTGGTGAACTTAGGGCAATGTCTAAGCAGGGGCTTATCACCGCTGATATCGTTGTAGCTTCCTTATTGAATCAAGCTGATAGTATTAGAAGTGTTTATAGTGAAACTGAAGCAACTATTAGCCAATCATGGCAAGCTTTCGCTGATTCTGCAGTCATAGCTATTGGCCGTATTGATCAGGAAATAGGTACAAGCTCTACGTTACAATCATATCTAGTTACGCTGACAACACAAATTCAAGTGTTGACAGGAACAGCAACTGACATAGAAGTAACTCAAAACAAAATTAATCTATTGTCTGTTGCCATGGAAAGATTAGCGCTTTTAGTTTTGCCAACGAGCATGATCAGAGCGTTTTCAGGAGAAATAGCTGAACTCAGAAGTCAAATAGAATTTCTAGAAAAAAACCCAGCGTCTACAATAGAAGATATTTTAAACGGGTTCTTTGAGCCTTTATCCAACATGTCGGGTGCTACATCACTAGATTCAATTTTAGAAGGGGTTTTTTCTCCACTTTCACAAACCGCTGGTGGCGTTGGTAAAGCAGAAGCAAAAGCGTTCGCTGAAAACACTATTTCAACAATAAAAAGTGAATTTGATGATCAATCAGATACTTTTAGTTTATCCGCACAAGTAAAAACCGCTGATAATAACTTTTGGAAAGACTTTGAAGAAAACGGCTTCAATGCAATTGATATCGTTATTGATCGAGGAAGACTTGACCGATTAAGTGAAGGCATTTTAAAAGAAACCGATTTAATTAAACGTGAAGTAGCCCTTCAAAAAGCTGTGATGGAAGGTGCATTATCCGAACAAGAATCAAGTATATTTGCGTCTTACTTTTCACGTTCAGATTCAATTAAAGATAATTATGATGAACAAATAGTATTAGCTCGAGGTAATTCAGACGAAGTATTAAGGATCGAACAGGAGTATTCAGACGCTAAACAAATCTTAACTGATAAATTAAACCTAAGTATAAAAAGCTCTAACGAGGCGGCTGCAGAAAACGAAAAGCGCATTCAAAAAAACGCTAAAGCCTCTTTTATTGCCCTTCAAAACGAACTAGCTGCAGAGAATAACCCCGCAGAGTTAGCCAGGCAACAAATGCAGGCGCGTTTAGATGTTATACGTGAGTATTACGGGTTAGAAAATGCAGAGGCAGCAAAAGCAACTCAGGCAGGCATTGCAGCGTTAGAAAGTTACAAACAAGCAATAACTGGTGATGATCTATTTGGTACATTATCGGAATCGCTAGGTGGTTTAAAAGACCAAATTAGTGGCACATTAGGCCAAATGGCTTTAGGTATGACTGACGGAGAAGAAGCAGCAAAAGCACTGGGCAGAACAATAGTTACTCAGTTAACAGGCTCAATGATTAATTATGGTATTGAGCAGGTAATAGCTTACGCAACGGGAGCAACCGCAGCCACAGCCGCAGAGGGTGTTAAAGCTCTTGCAGTAACGGGAGGCATAGCAACTCAGACTATAGCAGCAACAGCTGCCACGGGTGTTTTGACAACGGCAGGAGTAGCATCAGGCGGTGCAATTGCAGCGGCAATGGCACCCGCAGCCGCAGCAACTTCAGTAGCTACGGCTGGTGCAGCACCAGCGGCAGCAACACCCATAGCACTTGGCACAATAGGCGCAATTATAGCTGCGATCGTCGGTGGTGTTGCAATAGCGGGCTCTTTTGAAGGTGGTGGTTATATTCCCAATGGACCAAGATCTGGCGGCTTGGATAATCGAGGTGGTAAGTTAGCGATGGTTCATCCTAACGAATCGATTATTGACCATAATATTGGAAATAAATCAGGTAACAGCCAACCCATGCAACCCACTATGATCGTCAATATACATGGTAAAGCAGATGATGATGTTTTTGCCCAGATAGATAGACAGCGTAAAAAGTTCGGTCGGATGGTTCAACAAGTAATGAGCACACCTTTCTAAATAAAATCAATCTCAAATAAAGCCGCTTAATTGCGGTTTTTTGCATTTAGGATAATCAATTGACTTTTAGACTCACAGATTTTGCCAGCGTATCAATTACGCAAGTGGTGGACATTCGCACGCCTGGCAATAGGTATAAGCGTTCGCGTGTGGAAGGTAATAAAAAATGTTACTGGATGATTGAATTAACGTCTGCACCTTTACCATATGCTGAAGGTATGGCGGCTGCAGCTTATCTTGATTCGCTAAAAGGTGGTCTTGAAATCATACAATTTCCTTGTCCTTTGCCAGAGCTGGCCACAAGAACCGGATTAACTAACACTACAGCAAATAATGCAGGCACCAAATCAGCTAGCATCAGTGGTTTTAACAATAACTTAAATAATGCAGTGCGTGCCGGTGATTTTTTACAGTACAGCAACCATCAAAAAGTATACCGGCTGGTGGATAACCAAAACGCAAATGGATCAGGTCAATTAAACGTCACTATCACGCCTGAGATATTCGAAACTACCACTCAAAACGAAACAATTAAATACGGTAATAACGTATCTTTTCAATGCTGTCTTGAAGATTACGCTTCGATGGATGTAAGCGCATCAAATGGCAAGTTTATTGTGTTTGATATTACTCTGGTTGAACAGGGATGATTAGCGTAACAGCAGCACAAAGAGCCGCATTAAAAGAGCATGTCCAGCTCAATACGCTATGTAAATTTAGAATAGGTACAACGTGGTATTACATCACTAATAACGACATAGAAACTGTATACGGCGGCAACACATATTCACCCGGTTATTTGCTTGATGTTGACGAAATTGAGATTAACAGCACGCCTAAAGTAGAAGATTCAGACATTGTAATTGATGGCAATGATTCAATATTTATTGGTTTGTTTTTATCTCAAAACTGGATGAATAACCCACTCCAAATAATTCAATTATACAACGATAAAAACGGCGATTTAATACGCGCTGAAATTGCCTATGACGGGCTTTTGTCTGATGTGTCCATCGATACGTCTGGTTCATATGAAATCATCTTGACCGTATCAAGCATTTGGAAAGACTTTGAAAAACAGGCTGGTATCAAGACAAACAGCTCATCACAAAATATTCACTATCCAAATGACACAGGTTTTGAGCATACAGCAAAAGCCACGAAATCATCGCCGTGGGGCAAGGACGGTGACGGTCGAAGTTCTTTGGGTACAACTGAAATCGATTTCAGCCGTTTCAATACGCCGGTGGAACCATAATGGCTGTTTTTGCGTTTGCTCTTGCCTGGTTAGCTCCTGAAATTCCCGTTCCTGAAATCGGCATTGACATAACAAAGGCAGACACCGACGCCAACATTCCAATCTTGTACGGCCGCGGATATGGCTCAGGATTAATTGTTTTTCAGGCAACTAATGATGATGATACAGACGATGTAAAAAACGACCTGTTGCACCAGATTGTTGTATGGGGTGAGGGTGAATGTGGGGGAGTAGTCACAAATTTTGTAAATGACGAAAACTCAGACTCTAAGCGATACAACGGAACAAACGGAAGTCGTTGGTATTACGCCCGTAATTTTACAAATGGAATGAACAACTATACATATGATCTTTTAACCGCTGCAGGAAAGCGATCAACTGATAAATTTGAAGGTAAACTTGTTTCGTATATTCGGTCTGAAATGACACCCGATGTATGGCAAGGTCAGCCCGATCATAAAGCAGAGTGGACCGGTCGCAAGATATCTACACCAAGTGGCGGCGCAGCTACATCATCAGAAAACCCAATTAGCCAGCTTTACGACTTATTGAAATCACCGATTTATGGCAAAGGATTGACGAATGATAAATTAGTTGTTTCTAGCTTCCAGTCAGAGCGCCCCATTTGTGACACGCTGGTGGAAACATTCAGCGGCAGCGGTGTAAACAGAAAGCTATTTACTAGTAATTGCAGACTAGATACGTCTAATTCAGTAATCGATAACGTCAACACTTTATTAAAATCATGTCGTGGTTTTTTATTTCATAGTGACGGAAAGCTAAAAGTCCTAATTGAAAAAGATGATGAACCGGTTGATTTCACATTAGACGAAAAAGAAATAGGTTTTGTTAGTTGGGGAAAGATTACTAACAGCAATAAATCAAATCGATATAATCGTGTTATTTGTCGTTATACAGATCCAGAATCTGGATGGACTAAACAAGAAGCGGTTTATCCTGAGCCCGGTAGCGAGCGAGAAGCAGAACTATTAGCAGAAGATAACGGCGTTTTACTCGAAAAATCCATCACGCTAGATACCTGTATTTATTACAACGAGGCGCATAAACACGCATCTACAATACTGGAAGTAAGCAGGCAGCAATTAAGATCATCAGTCATATGGGGTCCAGAAGCCAGCATTCTAGAAGTGGGCGACATTTTACCAGCATACAGAGCAGCGGCTGGATGGGCAGGCAAATTATTTAGAATTGAAAGCGTTGAAAAATCACTAAGTACAGGTCAAGTATCACTAAGACTTAGAGAGCATCAGCCGTATATATACGACGATCAAAACACCGGTGATAAACCAGAATTACCTGATACAACCATCGCATATAACAGGCCAGCAACACCCACAAACTTATCTTCAACAGATGTTTATGACGAGTTTACACAAGTCAATATTGCATGGACAAGCACAACGACCGATCATCAAATTATAATTCTTGACGATAGTGACGTACAGGTAATCAATACAGGCGTTGCAGGTAAGTCTTATTCTGTAAAACAGCTAGAAGTTGGTAATTATACAATCAACGTATATGCAGTCGGTGGGCTTGGCCGTAAATCATTGGTCGCGTCATTAGACTTTAGTATTGCTGCAAAAATTACTTATATTTGGTACGTGTATGCTGATGATGATCAAGGGACAGGTATATCACTATCGCCAGTTGATAAAGCTTTTTTCGGTATTGTCGCGGGTCAAAGATCGGCTACAGTAAGCATTGCTGCCCCTGATATATTTGACTACTACACCAATCCAGACGGCTCACAAGGATTGCCCGGAAAAGATGGCGAGTCCGGTCAGACATCATATCTTCACATTGCCTATGCTACGAACAATGATGGTAGTACAGGTTTTAGCGTATCTGACTCAAACAATAAAACATACATAGGGCAATATACCGATTTTACTCAAGCAGATTCTACAGATAACACTGATTATAATTGGACGCTGATTAAAGGTGAGGACGGAGTTGGTGGATTTACATTAGTTAACACAGCTAATTGTACAATTTTAGGCAATAACATCACTAAAACTAGTGGAGGA